CTCTCCGACGCATGGCAGACGCACCAACCAGGAAACCTGCTACGCCATCGCTACTACACCATGCACAACGCACTAGTTGACTTGGGCATCTCGGTTCCGCCCGAGCTTCGCAACCTCAACGCAGCGTGCGGATGGGCCAAGAAGTGCGTTGACGTGATGGTTGAGCACTGCAAGTTCGACGGCTACCGCACTGGTGACGAGGAAGCATCGGCGCTTCTCGCGTCAATCGTGCGCAGGAGCAAGCTTCGCGCTACCTACCGGAAGGCAACCACATCGGCGCTCGAGCAGTGCTTCTCGCTGTACTTCGTGAGCCGCGACGAGGTGACCGGGCATGCTCGCGTGAGCGCCTACCCGGCCAGCGTCTGCGGAGTCACGTGGGACGATGCAAACCAGCGCCTGCAGGCCGCAATGTTCGTCGTGAGCACTCGCAGGGTAGGCCGATTCGGCGAGCGCCAGCCAGATTGGGTGAACGTGGTCACCGACGAGTACCTCATCAGGGTAAGGCGCGACGAAGGGGACGGCTGGAGCGCAGAGTACGAGCGCCATGGGCTCGCGCATCTCCCGGTATTCCTCGCGGCATACGAGCCGACGCTCGAGCGACCGTTCGGGACCTCGCGCATCACGCGTGAGGTGATGGGCTACATTGACAGTGCCGTGAGGGCAAACGTCAACGAGGAAATCGCCGCAGCGTTTGCCGTCTCGACGCAGAAGTACCTTCTGGGCACAGACGGTGACCCGTTCGAGGGCACGACGCCATGGCGAGCCTACATCGGCAACGTCTTCAACATCGACAAGGACGAGGACGGTGACGTGCCCCAGTTCGGGCAGCTCCCGCAACCGTCAATGGAGCCGCTCAACGTGCACTGGCGTCTGCTGTGTGGCCGCATGAGCGCAGCGACAGGCATCCACGTCTCACAGTTCGGCATCGTGCACGATAACCCCGCCTCTGGCGATGCCATCTATGCGGAAAACGAGCCCCTCATCCTCAAGTGCAAGGACTGGAACGGTGACATGCAGGACGTGCTCACCGACATCGCAACGGCTTGCATCGCCACCGAGCGTGGCACGACCTTCGAGGCCATCGAGGAAGAGAATCTGGGCATCGTGGCCAACCTCCCGAACCCGGCGATGCCGACCCTCGCGCAGCAGACCGACAGCAGCGTCAAGATCGCAAGCCAGGTCGAAGGCTTCACCGACACCAAGCCCTTCTGGACCATGAACGGCTTTTCCGACGAGGAAGCCGACTACATCATGGCTCAGGTCAGGCTTGCGCGACAGGAGACCGAGGCCAGACAGGCCACAAACGCAGCCATAAGCGCAATCTTCGGAGGTGCCGCCGATGAGGGAAGTACCGAGGGAGTACCTCGATAACTACTCCAACGGGCTCGCAGACGTGAGCAGGCGCGCACAGAACGAGATGAGAGCGGCGCTCAGGCAGATTGACTACTCGGGACCAGTTGACGCGTGGCGAGATACCGTCGTGGGCGTGGTAGACGCCTACTGTGCAGGTGCCACCGACCTCGCAGCGTTCAACTCGTCTGCCTTCTACGACGGCTTGCGAGAGCGTGTCGTTGGCTCTCGAATGGGAGCGTATGCGCAGAGCGAGCGCAACCAGACCGGGACCGACAAGGCCGTCAGGGCGTTCATCAACAAGCTTCTCGAGGATGACTACGACGGCTTCGAGGACCTCTGTTGCGAGCGTCTCGACTACGAGGTGACGGCTTCTGCAGGTCGTGCCATGGCCTACAACGCCAGACACGACCCCGGCGCTCCGAGGTACGCACGAGTTCCGCAAGGTCAGACAACCTGCGACTTCTGCGTCATGCTCGCGTCTCGTGGACCCGTCTACCACACCATGGAGAGCGCAGGCGCTTTCACCAAGTTCCATGCCCACTGCGATTGCATGGTTTTGCCCTTCTGGAACACCTATGCAATCGAGACCGATGCAGGTGGCGTCATCAGGCGCTCAGGCACGACGAGCTACGAGGGCTACAACCCCGACGAGTACTTCGACCAGTACGTTGGCATGATGCTCAATCCCAAGTTCGCCGAGCGCATGGCACGTGCCGCCGACAACGCGCATGCCAAGAGCAGCAGCTATGGGCTGGGACGTGGCGATAAGGCCGCATGGTCAACCGCCAACAGCCAAGGGCTCACCGAGTTCCACGACATCCACGAGGTTACGTCCTACATCCGGGACGCGACCAGCTACGAGGACCTCTGCGAGCGCCTCAAGGCAATCAGCAAGGAAGTCGAGTACTACGGGCTCTCCGACAAGCAGTACGAGCAGCTCCTAGACCTCTGCAGGAGCGTTCGCGCGAGAGAGACCAGCAAGTAAGCCGAATCAGGCCCCGCAAGGGGCCTTTTTCATATGGCAACCCGCCCGCAATGGGCAAAGGACGCTCCGCAACGGAGCAGACAAGGAGGAAGGCCAATGGCCAACGACGAGACCATGCAGCAGGCAGCGCCCGAAACGGACGAGCCCGACTACAAGGCTCTCTACGAGCAGGCAAAGGCCGATGCCGAGAAATGGAAGGCCCACAGCAGGAAGAACGAGGAGCGCGCCAAGTCAAACGCAGGAGCAGCGCGCGAGCTTGGTGACGCCACCCAGCAGCTCGAGGACCTCTCCAAGCGTCTCGCAGCAATCGAGGGCGAGAATGCCCAGCTCAAGGCAGAAGCGGAACGGGCGCAGCTCGTGGCCAAGGTGGCCGCAGCTACCGGAGTACCGGAGCAGATCGTCGCGGCGCTCGCAGCGACCGACGAGGAATCGCTCACCGTTCAGGCTCAGGCCGTAGCCGACCTCATGCCCAAGGGGGCACCGAGCGCGCCAGAGGCGGGGAAGTTCCCGCGTGACGCGCAGAAACGTTCAAACGCCCAGATGTTCGGCGATGCAATCGACCGAATGCTAGGGCACTAGCAGAGAGGGGCAGAAATGCCTACTACCTACTACGACATCTCCCGTCAGACCTCCAACGTGGCGCTTCCCGCCGATGTCTCTCAGGAAATCTGGGCCAATGCCGTGAGCGAGTCTGCCTTCATGCAGCTCGGCAACCGCATCAACATCCCCGGCACCGGCACCACCATCCAGACCATCACCGGCGAGCCCACCGCCAACTGGGTTGCAGAGACCAACGCTAAGCCTGTCTCCGCGCACACCTTTGGCAAGCATGCCGTCACTCCGTACAAGCTTGCCGTGATCGAGGCGTTCTCGACCGAGTTCCTCCGCGACAAGGCCGCTCTGTATGACGAGTGCGTGCGCCGACTCCCCGCCGCCCTCTCCAAGAGGTTCGATGAAACCATCATGGGCAGCACCGCCCCCGGCTCGGGTTTCGACGTTCTGGGCACTGGCGTCTCGAAGGTCTCCATCCTTGACGGCCAGAGCACCACGACCTACAAGCAGTTCGTTGCCGCCGACGCCGCCGTCTCCGCGGCAAACGGCATCCTCAACGCCATCGCTCTCGCACCTCAGGGCAAGAGCATCGTCCTCGGTGCCACCGACACCACGGGCCGTCCCATCTTCACCCCTGGCACCGAGTCCAACACCGTTGGCTCCATCCTTGGTGCGAATGTTGCCATCTCCAAGGGCGTGTACGTGGCTGGCAGCGCCGCTACGCAGAGCGCTGCTGGTGTCCCCGCAATCGTGGGCGTTGCCGGTGACTTCTCTGGCATCCGCTGGGGCTCCGTCGAGGGCGTCCTGATGAGCGTCTCCGACCAGGCCACCATCACCGACGCCAGCTCCAACACCATCTCGCTCTGGCAGAACAACATGGTTGCCGTGCGCTTCGAGATCGAGGTGGCCTTCGCCTGCATGGACAAGAGCCAGATCGTCCTTCTCACCGGCGAGACCCCGAGCGCTTAGGAGCAACCGACATGCTGCTGACCTACAACGGCGGAATCATCGACGCCGCAGACGAGTTCTCGGCACGACTGCTCGCCAACGGCTGGCAGCGTGTCGATTCCACCGACGAGCAGCCAGACGAGGACCTCTCCGCTCTCACCGTTGCCCAGCTCAAGGCGCTCTGCTCGGAGCGTGGCATCGACGTGCCATCGCGCGCGACGAAGGCCCAGCTCATTGCGCTTCTGACCGCTTAGGAGGTGCCCCATGGCTTTTGCGACAGTCTCAGACGTGGTTGCAAGGTGGCGCGACCTCACGAGCGACGAGCAGGACAAGGCGGAGGTGCTC